GCGGAAGGATCTGCTACGATATCAGCAGCAGTAGCAAGCATGAAATCATCCATTACATAAGAAGCACTTTCTTGGCGATCGATGCTTCCCATACCTCTAGAAGAAACGCCAAGTTTGACGCCTTCACCTAAAAGAGATTTAGCAATGTTACCCATAGGAGTATCAAGGATTCTTGCCTTGCCCATGAAGTTTTTACCTTCTGCCTTCAGTGATGTAATGCGGTGAGACACACGATCAAGGTTGACAGTAGGACCATCAGGGTGTCCAAGTTCTCCAAGAGCACGTCCCTTCGAGACATACTCTTCGTTATAACGACCTACCTCTTTTTCCAATACGGAGAAAGGATAGATGCGACCGTTACGGTTTTTAATCTCAGACTGCAGAAAAACACCTTCGATATAAAGGTGCTCCTTACCATCTTTTTCTTCGGTAAGAATCTGAATATCTTCGATGTTTTCTGTAATTAGTTTCATTCTTCTTCTTGTGTTGGTTCGTCAAACATGCTATTAGCAACTACTTTTTTGTAGTCATCAATTGCTTTAGATGCTTTACCAAACAAAAGATCATCAATCTTGTCTAGTGCATCTCCGCGTTTCTTATCTGAGATAAGATTCACAATATCTAATACTTCAGAATCCATGTTAAAGTGCGTTGGATCTAATTATTTATTAGATTGCGATGTCTCCTTCTTCGGAGCAGCTTCCAACTTCTTAATTTCTCTATCAGTTGCGGCATCTGCTTCCGCAGATTGTAACTCTGGTTGGAATGCTTTGTTCTGTTGCTCAAGGTCAGTAAGCATGTTGACTTGAACAGGATCAATAGCAATTCCAGTGTCAATGTCTTGTTTGATTTGCTTATCAATTTCCTTATATTCATTCTCAGTTTGCATGAGAATCTTGCGGCGGATATATTCTGAAGAGAAATACTTGCCAACAAAAGGATCCATTTGAGTAACAAGAGTGATGCGTTGCATCTGCATCTCTTGTTCCTTCAACTCATTGAAATGATTGTCAAACAGGAAGTCGTATTGGATATGCTCTTCCATGTCTTCCCAATCTTCAGGAGTAATAATACCCTTGAGGATCAGTTGAGTTCTCAACATGTCATGGAACAGCATCGCAAAACGTTTGCGGAGACGACCGATAAACTTAGTAAACTTCAGTTCATCACGTAGAATCTCTGTAGACTTGCCAAGGTTGAATGCCTTGTTATCGTCTGTCAGACGAGAAGGTGGCAGGTTTAGGGAGTTGTATAGTTTCTTTTTGAAATACTCAACGTCCTTAAGTTCACCTAAGTTCTGACCACCAGGCAGAGTTGTGATCTCAGTGCCACGACCACCCTCTCTACGAGGCAACCAGAAATCTTCAAGCATACTCATATGCTTTTTGTCATCACGGACTTCTCCAGTCTGACCATCGTAAACCAGTTTGTTACGATAGCGACTCATAACGTCGCGCAAGTATTGTTCTGCTTTTACCTTGGGTAGGTTACCTACATCGATGTAGAAAATTCTACGCTCAGGTGCGCGTGATAGTCTGTAGATAACAAGAGAATCTTCAATCATTCTAAGTTGATTGAGAGACTTGATTGCCTTGTGAAGGAAACTCAAGTTCATCTTTTTATTTAAATCCATCACACCAGAAGTTGACTGTGCAATGGCATCACCAGCAATCTTGATACCTTCCTGGTTTGTCCAATCCATTGCTCCAGTAACGGATGGAGTTGAACCAGCAAAACCTTTGGGATTGTAGATGTAGAACTCAATATAGTCGCCGTAATCATACTGCATTGCAGATCCCTTTTCCTGCTCAGTCTTATTGGGATCTGATCCTTTCAGTTTATGTCTAACTTTTCTAACCTTGAGAGAATCCATGTAGCGTAGTTCCAAGATTCCTTTCTTGGGATTCTCAAGATCAATTACTTTATGGTAGTGACAGCGACCATCAACATACCAGTTACGAATAATTTCGTGTGCATTAGTATTAAAATCCATCATGCGAAGAATTCTATTGAACTCATCACGGATTTTTTTCTTAACTCCAGAACCTACTTCTAGGTTTGCTAAATCTACTTCGACGGGTTTGTCGTCACCATCATTGACAACAAACTCATTTACAATTTCATCGATAGCAGAATCGCATTCTGGATGCAATGACATATCACGATATCTACGAATGAGTTCATACTCATTTCGTGAATTTTGACCACCAGATGTATCAACATAGGTGCCAAAGTATCCACCAGCAACGGTGGATACAGAAGCTTCATTGTTAGGAGGGACGGGAGACTGACCTTCCGCTCCCTCCTTCTTGTTAATAATAAAACCAAATAGTTGACTCATCAGTTGTAAACAGATCTATTCCTAAATCTATTTATCAACCTTCAACTAGGCGAGAATCACCGATGCCAGACTTAACGCCAGAGACGCCGTTCTGAGTTGTTCCAGTAACTACATTCCAGTAAGAATACTGGAACTCAACTGTGAACTCTTCGATCTGATCATTGCTGTCATAAGCAAGATCGATCTGAGATACGTTAGTTGGGAATGCATAGTGGAGGTCATACTGACGTAGAACCTCACCAGATTCGGAAGCATTCTTCTCAAGTTGCTTGACCTTGAGAATTCTGGAGTAACCACCCTCGGTCTCACCTGGAGTGAACAGAGGTGAGTTGTTGGTTTCATGCGAGTTGATTGTTGCCAACCATTGCTCGAAGTATGCACGGATCTTCATCTCTTTGTCATTGACAAAGGTTGCGGTCCATGTATCGAAGGTGCGGTCACCAGCGATCTTAACAGTTCTGCCACGAAAGGGAACTTCGATTACACCCAGATTGGATGCAGGAAGAGCAGCAGACTTACAAAGCAAGTTGATCATGTCGGCATCGCCATCTGCTCCTGAGACTTCTCCAGGAAAAGCGATGTCAACCATGAACATATTAGGCTTGACGCCTTGTCCAATATCAGAAATAAAGTTGCTTAACTTAGTTGCCATTTGTTTCTTTTAACCTCGTTTGATGTTTATGATAGGAACCTTTGATCAGCGACCTACAACTTCACTGAAGGAAACTCCAGTCTTGGTTGCAGTGAATGTAACTGTGATGAAGTTGATCGAGCGGGTTGGTTTTACATAAACTTCAGCAACAAACTCGTTACGATCGATTACGTCTGGGGTGTTATTGCTCTCGTCACAGATGACGAGGAAATCAGTAACGCCTCTGCGTGCCTGAACCTCGGAGAGGTAGGAATTGAGTGCGCTAGAGAAACCAGATCTTGTAGTTGCATCGTTCTGCTCGAAGAGAACGCCTTCTGCCAATCTGCGTGCTCTCTTTTCAAGGTTAAGGAAGAGACGGCGAACGTTGATACGATCGAATGCAGAAGGTGCAGATAGTGCAGTCTTATCACCAAACAAGGTAATGCCTTGTCCTCTTAGACCAACAACAGGGTTGATACGTGCTTGATACAGCTCGTCTCTGTCTGCTTTGTTGGGATTGTATGCCATCTTAACTGCGTTAAGAATGCCACCACGATTCAGACCAGCAGGTGAATACCAGTCTTCCTGTAGATTGGAAGTCTGAACGCAAAGACCAGCAACGTCTCCGTTGGTTGGGATGTAGCGATAGACATCATTGAAGCGATCATAAACATACTTGTAACCGCTGTCGAAGACAGCATAAGAAGTAGAGGTCAGACCTGAGAAGAACGCCAGGGTGTTCTCTTTCTGTTGGGTGGAAGTTAGAGCACCGCCCGAAGAAGCAATCTGGTTTCCTTTGAAAGGAGAAACGAATGCGATTGCATCCTTTCTTGATGCAGCAACTGCAATTACCTTAGTTGCTTTTGCTTTGGTATCAACTTCACTTGCCATGGATCCACCCATGAGAACGAAATCGATATCGGTCTCTTCGGTATCAAGGAAGAGATCCATTGCTTCAGCAAACTGACCAGATGTATAACCTGATCCATCAGAACCAAATCCAAGTCTGTCGTTGAATGCACCGAACTGAACGAATGCACCAGCAGTTCCAGTTGAAGCAGTTCCAAGAACAATTGTTCCGCCTAGGTTTGCATCAGTAGCAGGTGCTGCACCTTGGAAAATGAATCTGGACTGTTCGTTGATTACAGACTTGTAGTAGATGTTGCCACCTTCTTCGTCGCGTGCATCAGTTAGTTTTGAAAGATAGGTAAATCTTTCTACCAACGTTCCTTGAACTCTATCGATAACAGCAAAGTGAACTGCATCGCCAGAGAACCCGTTGTCTAGTGCAAACTGAGTTGAACTGGGGCGAGGTCCGATTGCAGATAGTGCAACGCCTTCGACTGAAGTATTCAGATACCAGTCTTTAGCAGCAGAAACTGCTACGGTTACACCACCGTCAGTTAGAACGCTTGCGCTTGTGATAGCACCGTCTGCTTTAACAACTAGTGCTTCGTATGTTCCACTGATAACAGTTGCAGTTACGGCACCGAATGTTAGAGAGTCTCCAGCAGCGATGGTTACGTTTGCTGGATCAGATGCGAGAGTCAGGATGTAATCAGCACCAGCGTCAACCAAAACTCCTACGAGTGAGTTGCCGTGGGTTCCTGCAGATCTTGCAGCAAAAATTTCAGCACTTCCTGTGCCTCCCATCCAGTCTTCTTCGTTCTTGATCAGAACGCCAGCAGCACCAGTCACTGCATTGAGTGCTCCACTGCTTTCTGTGCGAACAACAGCGAGTCTACCGCCATAGTTCATGAACTCGGATGCAACCATCCAGTCCTCTGCATAAGATCCTGGTTCTCCGAATGTATCGACCAGTTCTTTCTGAGTATTAATGTTAACAATTTCGCCGATTGGTCCCTTAGCAAAAGATGAGGCGTGTGCAGCTCTAATGGCCAACGCACCTGTCACGACAGCATTAGTAAGGTCACGCTCCTTGATTAAAATTCCAGGCGAGACTTGACTTGCCATGTTTTTCTCCTTGGTATGTCCAAATTTAATCTAAAATTATTTATTGTTTTGGACTCCTTGGGTGGGGAAACAATGCATGAACAACCTACCAGTCTGGATAGTCATTCTTAGAAAGCACGTCATTTTTTCTTGAATTCATGACACGTTTAATTGTGCAATCTTTACACTCATAGGAATATGATGATGGTAAATCTCCCCTGACTCTTCTAATCAGATAGTAATCTTCTAAAAGATTTTTTGTAATATGACATGTCCTACACTCTCTTTCCCTGAGAAGCAAATGATCTAATTTAAACTGTTCTTCTAAGTTCATCGGTAGTCCCACATATAGGAAACATCTTCTTGTGTATCACCATATTGCCAGACAGTTCCATCATCTACAAATCCTTCGTCACCTTCTAGACCTGTAGTAATAAATCCAAATGGTGACATGTCTTGTTCAATCTGATTTTTCTGTTCTTGGTAGATACGTTGACGAACATCATTATCTGTTAGTTCTTTAAAGTAATCTTGCTGAACTAACCAAGCAAAGATAACCATGCACATCACAAGGTCATCATGAAATCCTTCGTCTGCTTCAAAGGATTGTTTCTTCTGAATAAATGTGGTAAGTTCTGATATAATTTCGTAGTCATTGAAGATAAGTTTGTCATCTTCAATAATCTGTTTGAGGTTTGCACAACCAACTTTCTTAACTGTCACACTCATCTTGACACCAAGTTGTGTCTTATTGCCAGAGAATCCCTGTCCAACAATCTGTCCTGCACGTCCTCGCATAGCACACATTAGAACGTTAGGATATTCTAGATCGTAGTTTAGAATAGATGCTACAGAATCTCCAACGTCATTAACTTCACAGAGAACCCATCCATTATTATATGCACGAGCAACGTCATTGATAACGTTGGGGAACAGCATCGGTTTGATTTCATTGTTTCTATACTTTCCTACAATCTTGTATGGCACTGTAGTAATATCATACACAATGAAAGCAGAGTAGTCGCCACCGATGCCACGACTCACGTCAACTGTCAATAAGTATTCATTCTTATCTTTTGGTTTCTCGTAAATATCGAGACCTTTGTTTCTAGTAATAGGTTCGTCAAATGCTAATGCTTTTAATTTAGAAGCAGAGATCAATGTGTCAACAGATCCTAAAAATTCGCATTCAAATTCTTGTGTGAACTGACGTTGGGATGTGTTCTTAATAGTTTCTTCTTTCCACTTAGCGTCCCTTCCAGGAACTTGTGACCAGTGGACTTCATGATATGTGTAATCGTTTCTGCCATTAACAGCATCCTGCCACATCTTATAGAAGTGGTTCATACCCTGTGGGGTGGAGATGATAATTACTTTCGTTGATTTACCAGAAGTGATAG